TCAGAGCCCCTCCTCGGGAAACGCAAATCGCGCCACGATGCGGCGCTGCCACGGGGTGCTCAGGGGGCTTTCAACCACCCCGTGCCCCGTATAGGCATGAATAAAAGTTGGGGTCGGCCGATTTCGACCCATGATCCCCAAATGCTTGGCCACCCCGCCTGCTCGCATGCGAAACAGCAGCAAATCACCCACAGCTGCACCTTGCTGCACTTCTAGGTGTCGCAATGCCGCGGCCCACAATCGTTCTTCGCCCTGAGGTTCTGACCAGTCGGCTGTATAGGCAGGCACCACTTCCGGCTCCGCCCCATATAATTCTCGCCACACACCACGCAGCAAACCAAGGCAATCCGTGCCTGCCCCTTTTGTTGAAGCTTGGTGCCTATACGGCGTGCCAATCCAATCCCGCGCCAGGCAAGCAACCTGCTCCCCAATGTCTGACATTATCCCAAACTCCCGCCATCATTGACACCACCGCTGGTCGGATATGACATCAGCCAATCCTCACCCGGAATGTCGGGGAAGCCGCGGTAATTCAAAAAGTTGTTAAATTTCAAACGACAGGTTTTGTCACGCTTGTCACAACCAGCCTCTATGCGCACCAGATCACCCGCCGTAATTTTGGCGCGAAATCCTTCCCACAGCTCGATCTCGCGGCCATCGTCAGTTTGGTGATCAGTCTTGATCACCCCGACCAAACCAGCCGCTTCTCCACTTAAAACAACAAAGCGACCATACTCGAACCAACGCTCCTCAAATCCACTGATCTCGGCAAAACGAAAAATACGCGCCTCTTCAATTTCCTCGACAGGCAGCTCTGTGACATATCCAGGCACATCAAAGGCAAAGCGACAATTCTTATCGCCAAGCACAGCCGTGCAAGGTTTTTGATAAACCCGACCCTGCGGCTGGTTCAACACCTCGGTCAGACCGCGCAATTCCGCCTGGAACGCGCCACCACTACGACGTAACTCTCCAATCGTGCCGCGAAACTGCAACATGCGTTGGTCCACATCTGCCCAGTTCACTAACCATGCCCGCACTTCGGATCCGTCAAACCGTCCAGCTGCAATATCCTCTTCGGTGATCGCAGCATCTGAAATCGCGCCCAGTGCCTCGCTATTGTCCACCGCCAAACCCGATGTTTGCTGCAAGGCCTTTGCCGTCAGGCCGGAATCCGCTTTGAAATCCACCCCCTCGAAGGCAATCGAACGGTCGTGATCGGTAAATCCATAAGAAACACCATCACCACGCACCACAGCCCAACATCGGCACACAGTCGTAATCCCGCTGCCCAGATGCGCTTGAAACTCTGCTGAGATACCCATCAGATACGCACCTCAACCACGGGCACATTCGGCACTTGCCCAGCTTGAAAGCTGGCAACCGATGCTTGTATCCGGTCGGTGTCAAACCGCACTGGCACGTCAAATTCATATCCGGCAGTCACCTCGACACCCTCGTCTGGCGGATGGTTGAATGTTACAATGCCGGTTGCGGAGTCCACGTCAAAATGAATGGATTCCTGCAACAGATCGCCCTGAATGCCAACCGTCACACTGCCGGAAACTGGCTTTGTAACAGGGCGCACATAAGAAGCCTCGCCAGACGCATAGGTCTTATTCAATGCAAACGCCGACGTCACCCCGTCACCGATTGCGAACACCTGGTCCTCAAAGTGCGGATCAAACGACGCCTTGCCGGATTTGTAATCTGACCAATCCTTCCAGCGAAACCCGTATAGTTGCCCCTGCCGCGCCTCGAAAAACGCGATCAGCAACTCAACGTCATCTAACGAACGCATGCCCAACCCCGCATCATACCGATGTCTTGAGAAGGCCCACGGCGTGTTGCGCTCCTCAAAACCATTGGCCAATGTCACAACTTCGGTGCGCCGCTCGGGGCCACCGACGGCACCAAAACTCAAACTGGCCGGAAATCTTTCCTCGTGAAAACCCATTGCATCGCCCTCCTAGCGGTTGCGTTGCCCACGCCCCAAGGCGCGCGCCATTTGTGATGCGATCTGCCCCTGTGAACGCTGAAAGCCTTCGACATTCGGGGTCGAGATATTCATCGTGATGTTGACAGGAGCTGATTGGCCGCTCATCTCGACGCCCAAACGACCGTTCATGCCACGGGTCAGCGGCATAATAGCTTCAGGTCCTGCTTCGCCCATCAGTCCGGTGCCGCCACGCATCGGAAAACTGGTCGGCCCGCTGACAACGCCGCCATTGGCAAAAGGCATCACGCGCCCTTGGGAAAAACTTGCCCCATCGGCAAAAGCAGCACTGCCACCGACCAGGCTGCTGATGCTGCTAGAGATCAAACCACCAATATGGTTGGTGACCGGTGTGATCGCGGCATTGTAGGTTGCCTTGATCATCGAATCCGCCACTTTGTTCAATGCGTCAGACAGTTTCATGCCGTCAAACACCAACCCGTCAAAGGCCGACTTCAACCCGCGGCTCATACCCTTTGACAGTACATCCACCTCGCGGTTCGTCGTGGTCAGACTGTCACGCATCTTGCCCAACTCGCTATCAAAAGCCATCGTCATTGATGTCGCGCTGCCCATCGTTGTTTCAAGGGCTGCAACCTGATCGTCAAATCCGTCCAACCCATCAACTTCACTTGTCATGGTTTACTCTCCATATTTTCTGGTGCCCGTTTGTCCGGAAACGCTTGGCTTAATTCCTCAAGCCTTGATCGCCCCATCGGCGCGTCCATCCCACCTTCGCCCAACATCATCAGAAACTCAGCGGGTGTCAGATGCCAAAACTGATCGGGCCGCAAGCCAAGACCACGCAGACCCGCCCGCATTAAGGCAGGCCAGTCAAACCCGCTCATTCTGCCGCCACTTCCGGCACCGCAAAGGCCCGCGCCAGCAGCTCTGCTGCCACCCGTGCCGCCTCAACAGGGCCGCCAGCGATCTCGACCGATAACAGATCCGCAGCCCCGCCTTGCCAGCCGCCGCCGCGCAATCCTGCCACAATCAGCGCCAGCACATCGCGGGTACTGAACTGACCGCTTTCAAAGCGCTCAACCATCCCGATCAGCGTCCCTGTCTCCAGAGACGCCTCAAGTTCGGCCAGTGCCCCTAAGGTCAGCTTGCAATTGTGCATCTGCCCGTCAAGGCTCAACGCCACTTCGCCAGCCCAGGGGTTTGTCATGGCGTAACCGGCGTAAAGGTCAACGCACCCGCCGAGGCCATGCTCAACTCATAGGTGGCTTCGCCGTTGTAGCTACCGGCATATTCAATCGCCGTCATCTGGAACGCGCCCTCGATGATGCCGAAATCAGGGATGATCACCTGAAAATTCGGGGTCTCGCCGTCAAAGAAAATTTGCCGCGCGCGCTCGTCTGTGGCAGAATCCTTGAACACGCCCGAGCCCGAAATCGAGGCCGCTTTCACGCCGGCACCGCCTAGCAATTCGCGCCAGCCGCCTTGGCTCTCCAAAGAGGTCACATCGACCGCCTCGGCATTAAAACTGATCCGTGTGGCACGCAGCCCCACAATGGTCTCGAACAAACCGCCGCCGGTCATGTCGAGTTTAATCAAAAGGTCCTTGCCGTTTTGGGCACCCATAGCTGTCACTCCAATATTTTCTGAAAGTTAGTTCATTGTATCCGGGCTGCTCATCAACCTCTGCGGGCCCTCATAGCCACGAAAGCCGTTAGGCTTGAGGAGAAGACCCGACATTCGTTAACTGTCTTCAACCCGCGCATTAAACCGCAGATCAATCCGGCGGGTTTCACCTGTACCAACGCGCCGCGCCGTGGCGCGATCAAAGTTGATATAACAAAGCGCACCGCGTGCCAGGATCAGTTCAGCCCCTTGCAGTGCATCACTGATCGCGGCCCCAACTTGCTTGGCCACCTGAAACCCGGCCGCATCCGAAATCACGCTAATGGTGATCATATGCAGAGCGCCGAACCCAGTCTTGTCAGAGCGATCCCGCACATCTTCGGGACCAAGACTGACATACGTGCCTAAAATCGTCCCCGATGGCGCATTGTCATAAATGGCCGTACCGACCAAAGCAGTCAGTGCTGTGTCCGCCATCAAACGCTGATAAATCGCCGCTTGTAAGGCCGCAGAAACCCCGTAACTCATGACGACACCTCCTCATAGGTAAAACAGGTCAAGTAATGAGCTTGCGGGTCACGCTCTGTCACCGCTTTGATGCGAAACAGGCGCGTGCCCTCACGAAACCGCTGATCTGGCTTGGGGCGCGATTCCGCGCCCACAGGCGCACCGCGCACGGTGATCCGGTAGGGTACGTTCGAAACGGTGACAAATTCGCCCGCTTTCTCGCTGCCCGCACCGGCGCTCACCTCGGCCCAAAGCGTGCCCAGCTCAACCCAGGTCTCGACAAACCCGCCAGAGCCATCCGGCGTTTGCACCGGATCCTCCAGCACCAGCTTGCGGTTTAAAACAGGCGCACTCATGACGCCGCCCCGCCCAAAATCCGAACTGTGCGATAACGCTCAATCAGGCTGGTCACGCCATAAGGCATCACCTCGCCGCCCGCCCCGCCTACATCGCGGTGCTCATAGTAATGCGCCGCAAGCAACATAACCGCATGGGTCACGTCGGCTGGTAAATCACTCCAAGCCGCGCCAAACCCAGCGTCAAAAATCACCTCGGCGCTGCCGCCAATCGGAATCACCGGTAGGCTACCCGCTGCTGCCAGCAATTTCGGGCGATGGTCATCTTTTTGTAAACCGTAACGCGCCGGATCAATCACGGTCACAACCGCCAAACGATCCAGCATCCGCAACTCGGCGATCGAATTCACCGGTGCCACCGGAAAGGCCTGCTCATCCAACGCCCGCCATGCGGTCAAAGACCACATAAAACTGCGTTCAATTAGTACTTTGCCGGTACGTGCTTCAACCGCCGCCATTGCGCTGCGTAAATAACTCTCCAGCACCGCATCCTGCACTGCATCATCGGCAAACCCCGTGCCCATCCGCAAGTGGTCTTTGAAAATTGCAATTGGCAGCGCCAGCGTGGGCACTGTGGTCTGCTCGACTAACATCATGGAAATTCTCCGGTAATATAGGGGCCCCTGAGTATTGGCGGGCGCACGCCATTCGCATTGCTCGGACGGAGGGGAGCAGCTAGACAACACGAAAACTCTCGGCGTACGCCCATTTGGCCACCCCCCACTTGACGGGGGATGACCTATCTCGAAAACCCTTAGGCGATCGAGAATTTCAGCAGTTTGATCGCGGCAAAGTCGCTCACATCACCACCAACACGTTTTGTTGCATAGAACAAAACATGTGGCTTGGCGCTGAACGGATCACGCAAAACCCGCAGATCAGGACGCTCTGCAACGGTGTAACCGGATGCAAAATCACCAAAGGCAATCGCTGTGGCATCGGAGCCGATGTCAGGCATATCTTCGGCGATCAGCACGGGATAACCCATCAGACGTGCAGGTTCGCCCGCAGCCAGACCATCGGACCACAAGAAGCGGCCGTCAGCGTCTTTCATTTTACGAACGGCACCAGCAGTTTTCGAGTTCATGATGAACGTCGCACCGGCACGATACTGTGCACCCAGCGCGTAAACCAGATCGATGATCGAATCTGCAGGCGTGACACCGTCAAAATCACCATCAACACCGGTGGCAATATAGCCCAGGTTGTTCCAGGCCCAGCTGGCGTCAGCAACAGCGGTGTGCGTCAGGAAACCTGTTGGTTTGTCGATACCGTCACCCGAAACAAAGGCGGCAGCTTCTGCGCGCGAGAATTTGTCAGCGATACGACCGGCCAACCAACTCTCAATGTCAAATGCACTGTCGTCCAGCAGGCGTTGGCTTGCTTTCGGCAGCGCGCTCAACTCGTGCAGTGGGATGGTGATACGGTCAATCGACGGTGTGCCTGTTTCGGCAGTTGGGTCCGTTTCAGTTGCCCAACCAGCGCCCACATCAGTGTGGTCGATCAACACGTCAAACGATGTCGCCTCGACATTCACCACATTGGCGACGGAACGCAAAGATGCAGTGGAATTCAGAACCGACTGAACGGTTTCCGCAGTTTGCGGATCTACCAGATAACCACCATCTGCTGAAACAGACGTGGACATGGCTTTGCCTTCCAAGTTGATGCCACGCAACGCGTCATCATCGCCCGAACGTAAATAAGCGTTGAACGCTTTTTGGTGTGGGGCTTCGGTCTCGGCCGCTGCAGAAAGTGCAGGGCGTTTGTGGGTCATTGTCTTGCGGTCCAGCATGGTCAATCGCTCTTCTTGTTGTTGCAGTTTGAAATTAAGGTTGTCCTGAAACTCATTCAGATCATTCACGAAACCGGCCATCGCGGTCTTCACCTCGGCAGCCGGAGACAGGTCCGTTGGCACATGTCCAACGTCCCGAGCCTTTCGGTCGGTTTTGCTCATTTAGTTTTCCTTTTGAAAAAGGGAGGTTAGATCGCTGGCTCAGTTGCGGGCCAGCATGTGGCGGGCGTCGTTGATAACGCCTGCCAGATCACGCAGAGCATCGGCATCCGGGGTTTCCCCCTTGGCCCCCACCCGCGCTTCTGGAAGCATTGGGAAAGTGACCAAAGACACCTCCCAAAGTTCCAGTTCAGCCAAGAGCCGCTGGCCCTTGCCATTCTTATGTGCCTTTTTGGTGCGATAGCCGATCGATAAACCATCAATCGCGCCAGCCTCGATCAAGGCCGCAGCCTCGCGGCCCTTTTCGACGTCGAGCAACAAACGGCCTTTTACATAAAGGCCCTTCTTGTCCTCTCTGACCTCATCCCAAATGCCAATCGGCTGGGTCGGATCGTGCTGCCACAACATTTTGACGCTGCGCCCCTTTTGGGCGAGATTGGCCAAAGACGCTGAATAAGCACCTGCCTCAACCACATCGCCACCCTGATCGCATTTGCCAAAGAAACTGGCATAACCCTCGATCAATGTGCCATCAGTAACGGTCACACCACTCTCGATCCGGCAGAACTTGCGTTCCAATCCGGTCTCGTAATCCATTGATTTCATGTTCATTTCCCTTACTTATAGCGCTTTGACTTTTCAATTATCATAGAGCAACATAATTTGCGTTTGAGCGTCAGCGAGAGGCAGCGAATTATGTTTCAATCTTAAGTCATAACGCTTTAGGTGCCGCATCAAGCAGTGATATAACGCCTTGGGCCAGCACCACGCCAACCACACCGTAAACCGCCAGCCACAGCCGTTTTTCCAACCGTTCAATCATCGCTTCAATGCGTCCCAAACGGTCAGCCAATGCCTCAAGTTGCAATTTAGTCACCCGTTCATTGGCCTCGATACGGGCGGTCGCTGCATCAAAGCTGTCGTATAAAAATCGCGATCCGCTCGCGTGGGCACGTTCATCGCTCATTCATCCTCCGACAGTTTAGGCAGACCCAACAGGGCGCGCTTTTCTGTATCGGTTAAAAATGCGGCCTCACTCACCCGCTTCCACTGGTTGTCACGCTCAGCCGACAGGGCCGGAACCTGATCCAGATCGGGCTTTAACTCAACAGCTTCGCCACCAAACCGCATCAACCACTCGGAAACCGACGCCGCCACGCGGGTGGCCAGCGGCAAAACCGTCAACCGATAAAACGCACGGTTGGCTTCCTGATAATTCGCATAGGCCGCGTCGCCTGGTATCCCCAGCAACATCGGCGGCACCCCGTATGCAATCGCAATCTCGCGCGCGGCCGCCTCCTTGGTTTTCTGGAACTCCATGTCAGAGGGCGAGAACCCCATCGGCTTCCAATCCAATCCACCCTCCAACAACATCGGACGTCCCGCATTCGCAGCCCCCTGATGCTGGCTGGCCATTTCATCCACCAACCGGTCATATTGATCGGGCGTCAAGCTCGCCTGACCGTCCGACCCACGATACACGATCGCACCTGAGGGACGCGCGGCGTTGTCCAGCAATCCCTTGCTCCAGCGCGACGCCGAATTATGCACATCCACCGCACTGGCCGCTGCCTGCATCGGTGAAAACCCGTAATGATCATCTTGCGGCGAAAACGTTTTGATATGGCAAATCGGCAGCATCTCACCGCTCATATCAAAGCGATGCTTCTTGCCGCCAACGGCATATTCATAGGCAATCGGCCAGCCATCAGCTCCCGGAACCACATTCATACGGTCACTGCGCAAAACATGCATTTCGATGGGGGCACCCATGTCATCCGGCACCGCTTCAAGATATCCATTACCGGTCAGCAACAACTGGCCATAGAGAGCCTCAAACAATTCGGCCCGCCCCTGACTGGCATTCGGATGCCGGATCAGGGCAAGCATCGGATGCTCGTCGTATCGGCGGTCGCTGTCTTGCAACACCAATGGCAACGCGGCTGCCGCCTCGGCCACCAGTTTAACACAGCGAAACCCGATCGGATTTCCCAAAAAACCTGTGCGGGTCAAAGACACCACATCTCGCGGACTCCACGCCACGCGCCCCGCCCCGTGATACGCCACCACAGGCCCCGTCGCCGAAGCCTTTTGCTCGGGCACATCCGCACCCTTTCTAAAGAAATTAAACGCCATAAGAAGAAGCTCCTCGTCTCTTCACCAGTTTTTGTCGTGACAGTTCCCTGTCTTCTTTTTTGCCCAATATCCGCGCCGCAGATTAAAAACCTTCTGACCTGCGGCGCGGATATTTAACCAAAAAGAAACTATAATCGCCGAACCCTCGGCCTGCGCCATTTTGCAGCGGGTTCGATCATCAACTCGTGCAAAGCCCAGACCAACGCATCAACCCGATCCGGGCTGCCCTTGCCCATAAATCCGCGTGTGGTCATCAGACACATTTGGTCTTCCAGTTCGCCAAGTCCGCGCAAATGCTGCACCCGTCCTTGCTCATAGAGCGCGGCCACGGGTTCGGCCCGCGCAATCTTGCCCTTGGAGGCATGCACACTTCTGTATGGCACCAGCGGATCAATTTGACGGATCACCGATTCCACCATGTCGCCGCCCTGATTGACTTCGGCCACCAAACGGTCCGCGCCATATTCCTCCATCATCGCAATCGCCACCCGCGCCCAGGCGGCCGGACTTGCCGCACTTACCGATGCATCCTTCAGCACCACCGCGCGCCAATCCGCCGGGTTGCCCTCACAATTGGCACCGACCACAATGATCCCACATTCATCTGAGCCTTTGTGTCCCGTGACAGGTGGATCAATCGCCACCACAACGCGGCTTAAATCTCCGGCTTCTTTACGCTGCAAATCCTGCAATATTTTTGAGTTCCACAACGCGCCCTCGGCGTCCTCCAACAACACCCCATCCAGCTCTTGGCGTCCCAATCGAGTGCCCGCATAACGCGCCCGCACCTCGTCCAGAAACGACGCCGCCAGATAGGCCCGATTGGCCTCGGTTGGCGCGCTGGTTGTGACCGTGGTCGAATTGGCCAGCAGATCTTTCAATACCGGTACATTCTTTGGTGTGGTGGTCACGCATTGGCGCGGGTTATCCCCCAGTCGCAAACCAAATTGCAACATGTCCCACGCTTCTTGGCCCTTTTTCCACTTGGCCAACTCGTCGACCCACGCGGCGTCAAATTGTGGCCCGCGCAAACTCTCGGGATCATGCGCTGAAAACAGTTGCGCCACCGCCCCGTTTGGCCAAACCAGACGCTTGCGCGTGGCTTGCCACTCAGGGCGACGGTCCGGCGGTGAGCAGGCTAAAATCCCGCTCTCGCCAAACACCATAACTTCTCGGGCCTGCTCGATGGTTTCCCCCACCAACGCCACACGACGCGACCGACCAATGTCCTTTGGTCGTGATCCTTCAACCTCGGAGCGCACCCATTCGGCCCCAGCGCGGGTCTTGCCAGCCCCGCGCCCGCCCATGATCACCCAAGTGCGCCAATCGCCTTTCGGTGGCATCTGGTGATCAAAGGCCCAGAACTCGAACAGATAGGGCAATGCCAGTATCTCGTTCTCGCCCAGATCATTCAGAAACGCCTCCTGAATCTCCGGCGTCGCGCAAGCGAGCCATTCTGCGCCCGATCTCATCGCGCGCCGCGTCGAAGTCGAGCGCGTATTCGTGCACGATCCCTGCGGTATGTTTGCGGAGCTTTTCAAGTTTCGACCTTTCTTCCATCGCGGTCTGAGTGACCTTGCCCAAGTCACGAATACGCGCCGCCGCCTCCTTAGAGATGCCGCTGCCTTCGTCTTCGAGCATTTCGATAATTTCTTCGGCACGGCGTAGCATCCGGCCAAAGTGCTTCTCGGCAATCGAAAGAATATCTTCCGCGTTACCTAGTTCTTCTAACGATGTGTTGATTGTCAT